CAGCGCGTACCGCTACCGCGCCGACATGACGCCGGGTGAGTTCCAAGGGGAACACTATGACGGCATCATGCGGGACATTGTCGGCAATCATGTAGCGTTGGTCAAAGAAGGTCGTGCTGGCAGCGATATCGTTGTTGGCGATTCACAAATCACTAGAAAGGAAATTACTATGAATAAGAAAGTTCTGTCGCGCAAAGCTGCGTTCATCGGCGGTGCGTTGTCTGCCTACCTGCATCCGAAGCTGGCTGCGGATTCCGTTTTGAACCTTGATCCGATCCTGAAGGGCGTAAATTCCAAGAATTTCTCTTCGAAGAAGAGCAGCATCGTTTCGGCGATTAAGTCCCGCGCCACTCTGGCCAAGGATGCTTCGCTGGATGACATCCACGGTCTGCTGGATCGTCTTGATGAAACGCATGTTCCGGAAGAAGACGAAATGCCCGCCAACTCTGCTGTTCCGCAGTATGAGGAAGACGAGATGGAAGATTCCATGGACAAGAAGGCTGACGACAAGAAGGCTGACGACAAGAAGGCGCGTGACAAGAAGCGCGCCGACGACAAGCGCGCCGACGACAAGAAGGCTCGCGATGCTGTCCGTGATATGCTCGACGACGAAGGCAAGGAAGCCTTTGATGCTCTGTTCGAACACGAAGAGCATGACGCCGACGATGAAATGGAAGATATGAGCGACGACGAAGAGTCGAAGGAAGCCGAGCACAACGCCGAAGGTCTCGACAAGGCTCGTGATCGCAAGGCTGATGATCGCAAGGCTGATGATCGCAAGGCCGACGACAAGCGTGCGATGGATTCCGCGATCAAGCGTGCCAAGCAGGAAGTTCGCGAAGAAATGAACGCCATTGCCGAAGCTCGCGAATTTGTCGCCCCTTGGGTTGGCAAGCTCAGCGTTGCAATGGACAGCGCCGCCGATGTTTACAAGACGGCTCTGGAAGGTCTCGGTGTTTCCACCAAGGGCATTCATCCTTCGGCGTATCGCGAAATTCTGAAGGCGCAGCCCAAAGCTGGTTCTGTCTCTGCCAAAAGCCTCGCGCAGGATTCGTCGAACAGCACTGGCTTCTCTTCTCGTTTTGGCAATGCCGACCGCATCAAGCTGGTTGGCTAATCTACTAATCTTTGAAAGGAAATAATTATGTCTGACTTCCCTAATCAGGTTAACACCGTTCCGGCTCCCGCAGTTGCGGGTGACTTTGCGTCGGCTAACCCGCGTTCGTCTTATCTCGCTGGCCCCGGTGGCCTCGTTGCCGGTCCGAGCGGCGCGATCGTTGGTCGCTTCGCTTGGGCGACTGCCCCGGTCGATGCGGACGGTGCGCCCACCACTGTGTCGAACAGCGGTACTGGCCTGCCGAGCGGCTTTGTGCATCGTACACAGCAGGCTCTAATCACCAACTATCTGGCTGCGTATGGCAACACCATTCAGCCCGGTTTTGGCATGACCCTGATGACCTCGGGCGATTTCTGGGTTGTGAATTCGGGTGCGTCGCAGGCTCTGCCTGGCATGAAGGCGTATGCGAACTTTGCGAACGGTCTTGTGACTTTCGCGGCGGCTGGCACTCCTGCCACTGGCGCGACCTCCACGGGTTCGAGCATCGCTGCTCAGACCTTCAGCGTGACGGGTTCGATCACTGGCGCTGTGCTGACTGTAACTGCCGTTGCTTCGGGCACGCTGTATCCCGGCGCGACGATCTCTGGCACTAGCGTTGTGTCCGGTACGCAGATCGTTTCGCAGGCTAGCGGCACCACTGGTGGCGTCGGCGTGTACAACGTCAGCTATGGCGAACAATCTGTTGCGTCCACCACCATCTCCGGCACCTATGGTCTGTTGACCATTGGCACCGCGACTGGCACCTTTGCGGTTGGCAATCTTCTGGCCGCGACTGGCTCGGTCGTTGCTGGCACCTACATCACCGCCAATGTTACCGGCGCTGGTGGCACGGGTGGCACGATGGTTGTGACCAACAACACCGTTGTTTCTTCGCAGGCGATCAATGTTGCGGCGACCGACGTCGAAACGAAGTACATCTGCGAAAGCTCCGGTCTGCCGGGCGAAATCGTCAAAATCTCTTCTTACACCAACGCTTGATTCGCGTAGCGAATTGAAAGGAAACTAAATTATGACCATTCGTTTTAATTCTCCGCGCGAAGCTGAGGCGGCATACCGTGAAGATGCTGCGCATCTTGCTCAGCGCGGCGTAATCAATAACTTTGCCAGCAGCTATTTGCCTGAGTCGTTCAAGCATAACTTCAATCTGGCAATGGACGCGCAGCCTGCTCTGGCTACGCAGCCTAACTCCGGCGTTCCGGCTTATCTGACGCAGTGGATCGATCCCGCTGTGTACGAGATCCTGTTCTCGCCGAACATGGCTGCTGTGATTTTCGGCGAAGTGAAGAAGGGCGACTGGACCACCCAGACCGCTTTCTTCCCGACCGTCGAACACACGGGTGAAGTTTCCAGCTTTGGTGACTTCAGCGAAAACGGCCATGCTGGTGCCAACACCAACTGGCCGCAGCGTCAGTCCTACCTGTTCCAGACTGTCAAAGAATATGGCGAACTGGAACTGGAACGTGCTGGCCTTGCCAAGATCAGCTGGGTAAGCGAAATCGATGGTGCGGCTGCGCTGGCTCTGAACAAGTTCAGCAACTTCGCCTATTTCTTTGGCGTGTCAGGTCTGCAGAACTATGGCCTGCTGAACGATCCCAACCTGACTGCCTCGCTGACGCCTTCGACAAAGGCTTCTGGTGGCACTTCCTGGATCACGTCCTCGGGCGCGATCAATGCGACCGCGAACGAAGTGTACGCGGACATTCAGGCGATGTTCATCCAGCTTGTCAGCCAGTCACAGGGTCTGATCGATGCGAAGGCGAAGCTGACGCTGGCGCTGAGCCCGTCTTCGGCTGTTGCTCTGACTGCCACCAACTCGTTCAATGTGAACGTGTACGATCTGCTTAAGAAGAATTTCCCGAACATCCGCTTTGAAACTGCGGTTCAGTACGGTCAGACTTCTGCCAGCAATCCGCAGGGCATTGCCGCTGGCAATCTCGTGCAGATGATCTGCGATAGCGTGGAAGGTCAGGACACTGGCTATTGCGCGTTCAATGAAAAGATGCGTGCGCATCCGATCATTCGCGGTCTGTCCTCGTTCAAGCAGAAGGTGACCGCTGGCACTTGGGGTGCGATCATTCGCCAGCCCTTTGCCATCACCTCGATGCTGGGCGTGTAAGGTTGTAGAAGTCAGGTGTGGGGAGCAATCCCCACACCCTTCTTGTACAACCCGGAAGAAGAAAAGGAATATCAATATGGCTAAAATTAGGAATATCCCCTCGACGACAGGCGAAACCGTTTCGATCGCATGCAAGCTGCCCAATGGCTTGATCATGCGCGTGTTCGATATGGTTGAAGCAAGCGAACCTGTTCTCGGTGGTGGTCATCGCGCTTCGAAAATGGCACAAATGCGCGGCGAGCCTGTCGTAATTTATGGTAACGCATCTCCTTATGGCGAGCGTCCGCAGAATGATGTTCTGCATGGCTATGCGATCACGTCTGGCGTTTCCAAGGAGTTTTGGGAGCTGTGGCTGGAGCAGAACAAGGACAGCGCGCTGGTCAAGAACCGCATTATCTTCGCGTCCGATTATAAGGATACGAACGTCAGCATTGAAGACGAAGCGAAGGATCATTTGGACACGCGCAGTGGCCTCGAAGCTCTTGAGCGTGATTCTCGTGGCAACATGACGGATCGTCGCATTCAGCGCCGCATCGCGACGGCTGACGAACAGCCGAAGGCGTCCTAATGGGGGCGGTGGCAACTTTCGACTATGGCTTGTGGGTTGCCACCTACCCTGAATTTAACAGGGTGACGAAAGAGGCTGCGACATCGTATTTCACGATCGCCACCGCATTTCATGCGAACAATGGCAGCGGTCCGATTGCTGACGCTTCCCTCCAATTGACGATGTTGAATATGGTCACTGCGCACGTCGCGGCGATCTATTCAACGCCGTCTGGCGCACCCGCCGCATCGAACACGCTGGTTGGTCGGCTGAACAATGTCTCGGAAGGCTCTGTCTCTGCCTCGTCCGAATTTGCGACCACGCCGGTCAATGGTACGATGGCGTGGTATCTTCAGACGAAATATGGCGCAATGTATTGGGCGGCGACGGCACCTTATCGCACTATGCGCTACCGTGCGCCTGTGCCTGACGTGATCGATCTTGCGCAATTGCCTTGGCTTTATTCGAACGATACGAACTAAATCCTATGTCTAAAGTTCGCGGTGGCGATGTTTTCCTCGAAAGAATCAAAGACATCAGCGAAAAACTGGATCGTCATGCTGTTCTTAAGGTTGGTTTTCTATCTGGCGCTACTTATCCTGACAGTGATGTGAATGTTCCGACGGTCGCTGCGATAAACGAATTCGGCGCTCCCTCAAGGGGCCAGCCTCCGCGTCCTTTTTTCCGCAACATGATCGCGAAGAAAAAAGGTAGCTGGGGCAAGGCAATTTCAAACCTTCTGAAAGAAAATGGATACAGTGCTGAAAAGACGCTGCGCAAAACAGGCGAAGGCATTTCTGGTCAGCTGAAACAATCAATCCACGATCTGACTTCTCCGCCTCTGAAGCAATCAACGATTGACCGTAAAGGATTTAACAAACCACTAATCGACACTGGGCATATGCTGAACAGCGTTGATTATGAAGTCAATATTTAACAAACAACAGGAGTTGAATTATGCTATCGAATGTTATTCGCGTCCTTGATACTGCCGTTGGCGACCGCGTTGTGCCATTGCTGATGAATGCTGGTGCGCCTGTCAATGGCACCACTTTCGCTGGCGTTGCGCAGCCGGGTTGGCTGTTGATTGACACCACCAACTGCAATCTGTATCAGAACGTTAACACGAAGGCTTCGCCGACTTGGAGCCTTTTTGAATCGAGCAATGATCCGGGCGTATTCACCACAATCTCAACAACTGGCCTTGCGGCGCTCAATTCGATCGAAGTTGACACCGGCACCAAGACTGCGTCGGCGACCACTGGCGCTGCCACGCTGAACAAGAATGCTGGCGTGATCACTTCTGAATCGCTGTCCACTGCGGCTGGCGCAGTTTACACTCTGACGCTGACCAACAGCAATATTGCTGCTGCGGATCAGGTGTACGCTTCTGTTCAGTATGGCTCTTCGACCACGGGCTCGCCTGCGATCATGACCGCAGCAACTGCTGCTGGCTCGGCCACCATCAAGGTGCAGAACATTCATGCCTCTGCTGCTCTTAACGGAACGATCAAGATTAGCTTCCTGGTTGTCAAGAACTAATGGATTTGCATCAAATTGTTTCCGGTGGCATAGGGCAGGTAAATCCCTATGTCACTGGTTCAATTCAGGTCAGCACCGGCAACCAGCAAAATCCGAATGGTGATGGCACGCTGATCCCGACCTACAAGGTCGTTCCGCAAGTTCCAATGCAAGTTCAGGAGCTGACGGAGCGCGACATTAGACTGCTCGATGGTCTGAATATTCAGGGAAGCCAGAAAGTAATCTATGTTCGTGGTCTGGTTCAAGGTCTCGTAAGAACCAAAAACAAGGGCGGCGATCTCATCACTTTGCAAGATGGTTCTGTCTGGCTCGTCACTGCGTTGCTTGAGGCTTGGCCTGATTGGTGCAAAGTTTCGGTAACTCTACAAAACGGAAGCTAGGAAAATAAAATGGACAGCGGAATACGTTATGTGCCTCTTGGTTATCAGCAGTTTACAACGGCGCTGTCTTCTGCACAGTCGCTGACTGTCCCTGCTGGCGCGACGGCGGCTTTTCTTGTTGCGGAAGGAAAGGATGTTCGTTGGAGGGATGATGGCACGGCTCCGACAACGACGGTTGGGATGCTGCTCGCTGCTGAGCCTTCTTCTGGAACCGGCGCAGGAGCTTCGTTATTTTATACAGGTAATTTGAATAAGATCCAGTTCATTCAGACAGCTTCTGGTTCTATTCTGAATGTTTCTTATTATAAGACCGCTGGATGAACCTCGCACTTTCTCCAACACAGTCCAATGTCATGACGGCATTGCGCGGTTTTTTATTGACTGTGCTGCCGAGCGGAAATGCGATATTCAAAGGCCAGATCTCTGGCACGAGTTTGACGGTCACATCCGTGACATCTGGAACGCTGTCTCTCGGTGACAGCATTGTTGGTCCGATGGTTGCTCCCGGAACAATCATTCAGGCGTTTGGAACAGGAACCGGAACCACCGGAAACTATCAGGTCAGCATCGGCCAGACGGTTTTGCCGCAGACATTGTCGTCTGGCGTTCCTGTTTTTCAAGGTCAGGTCAATCGCGTCGTTGAGTCGCCTTCGCCTGATTACTGCGTGATGTGGCCAATCATGCGCGAACGCATCGAGACGAACATTGATACTTGGGCTGATGCGAAGTTCATTGGCTCGATCAGCGGCACCACGATGACGATCACGCAGGAATTCTATGGGAGCATCCGAATCGGCTCTCCTGTTTTCGGCGTTGGTATTATTCCCGGCACCAAGGTCATCAAGGTTGTCAGCGGAATTGGCGGCGTTGGAGAATATATCGTCGCTCCGTCTCAGAATGTTTCAAGTCGAGCTGTCGCTTGCGGTACGCAGAACTTCCTGCAGCCGACAAAGGTAACGGTTCAGATCGATGTTCACGGTCCGAATGCGTCAGACAATGCGCAGATCATTTCCACGATGTTCCGCGATGCATATGCTGTGGAAATTTTTCAAGCTTCCGGTTATGATGTTGCACCGTTGCATGCAGACGACCCAAAGCAGGTTCCTTTCCAGAATGCGGAAGAACAGTGGGAAACTCGCTACAGCATTGATGCTGTGATGCAGGCAAATCAGACAGTCGTCGCTGGTCTCCAATATGCTGACGCTCTCGCTGTTGATCTTATCAATGTCGAAGCGACCTATACTCCTTAATCAAACTCCCAAGAGGAAATTCAAATGACTTCTACAGTTCCGGCAAATCTTTTTGTCAATGTTGTTCCCAGCGTCATCAACGCGGGCGGCAATGCGCTCAATCTTCTGGGCATGTTCCTGACGAATGGAACTCGCGTTCCGACGAATTCCGTTCTGTCTTTCTCGAGCGGTTCTGCTGTGACGACTTATTTCGGTGCTGGCTCGCAGGAAGATATCGCTGCGAATGGTGGCACTAATAAGGGTTCTGGCTATTTCGGTGGCTACACGAATTCGACGCAGACCCCTGCCTCGATTTTGTTCACGCAGTACAATACCTCTGCTGTGGCTGCTTGGCTGCGTGGCGGCAATGTCTCGAGCATGTCGCTTGCGACGCTCGAGGCCATCAACGGCACGCTGAACATCACGGTTGATGGTTATGCGCGCAGCGGTGCGGTGAACCTTTCCAGCGCCACCAGCTTCTCGTCTGCTGCCAGCCTGATTCAGACGGCGCTGAATGCGAGCGAGCCGGTTGAGGCGAACTTCACCGCTTCGATCGGTGCGAGTTTCACTGGCACTGCGACAGGCACCAGCCTCGTTGTGACTGCTGTGACTGGCTACATCTCTGTTGGCGATGTCGTTGCCGGCACTGGCGTGACCACCGGCACCACCATTGCTGCTCAGGTGAGTGGCACGACTGGCGGCGCTGGAACTTACACGCTGAGTGCTTCTTCGACTGCCTCGTCGGCTTCGCTGACGACCACCAGCAATGTCGTGAATGTCACGGCAGTTGGTTCTGGCACGATCTCGGTTGGCCAGACTGTCACGGGCACTTCCGTTCCGGCTGGCACGGTCATTGTTGCGCTTGGCACTGGCACGGGCAACACGGGCACTTATGTGACAAGCTTGACCTCTGCCAATTTCGTTCGCATTGCGAGCGAAAGCATGGTTGCCAGTGCGACGAACCTGACTGTTTCATTTGATTCGATCTCTGGCGGTTTCCTGATCACCAGCGGCATCACTGGTGTTGCTTCGCTGATGAGCTATGCGGACACTGGAACGGTTGCGACGGCTCTTGAGCTGACCTCTGCGACTGGCGCGGTCATCAGTCAGGGTGCTGCGGCATCTTCGCCTGCTGCGTTCATGAACAACATTGTCACCATCACGCAGAATTGGGCAAGCTTCACGACCACCTTTGATCCGGATGGCGGCACCGGCAATACGCAGAAGCAGGCTTTCGCTGCGTGGGTCAATTCGCAGAACAATCGCTATGTCTATGTTTGCGCGGATCCGGACGCTTCTCCTGCTGCCACGCTTCCGGCGACCAGCTCGCTGGGCTACATCCTCGAGAACAATGGCAACTCTGGCACCTGCCTTGTGTGGGAACCGAGCAACAACAATTACGCCGCGTTCGTCTGCGGCTATATTGCTTCGCTCGATTTCACTCGCACCAATGGCCGCACTACGCTGGCTTATCGTTCGCAGCCGGGTCTTGTCCCGACCGTGACAACCTCGCTTGCGCTCACAAACCTGATGGGAAGTCCGCAGACGACCACCTTCGGCAACGGCTATAATGGTTATTGCTCGATCGCCACGGCCAATCAGGGCTTCATCAATATGCAGCGTGGCACCATCACTGGCTCGTTCCAGTGGGTGGACAGCTATGTGAACCAGATCTGGCTGAACAATCAGTTCCAGCTGGCGCTGATGGAGCTGCTGCAGGCTTCGGGAAGCATCCCCTACAATCAGGCGGGCTATGCGCTTGTGGAGGCGGCTCTGGCAGACCCGATCAATGCAGGCCTTAACTTCGGAGCCTTCCGTGCTGGCGTCCCGCTGTCGGCCGCCCAAATCGCCGAGGTCAACAATTCGGCTGGTGCAGATATTGCTCCGGTGCTTTCGACGCGCGGTTGGTATTTGCAGATCCTTCCCGCAAGTGCCCAGACCCGTCAGGGTCGCACCAGCCCGCCGATGACGTTCTGGTATATGGATGGCGAAAGCATCCAGTCGTTCAATCTGGCGTCCGTCCTGGTTCAGTAACGCCAAAATCAAATTAAAGGATCTCCTCAATGGCTCTTACAATCACGAGTGCAAATTCCATCTACCAGCTGTCGATCACTGGTCTTTACAATTCCCCTCAGCAGCTGCAGGGTTTTGCGGCTGATGATGTGTTCGATACGCCTTCTCTGAAATCTTCCGAGATCCTGATGGGCGTTGACGGCAATATGTCGGCTGGTTTCGTTTATGTTCCGATCATGCAGACCATCCATCTTCAGGCTGATTCTGCTTCGGGCATCATCTTTGATCAGTGGTATGCTGCGCAGCAGGCTAAACAGGATGTTTTCTTCGCCAATGCGGTCGTTGCGCTGCCTTCCATTCAGCGCAAGTGGTCGATGACGAAGGGCGTTATTTCCGGCTATATGCCGATCCCGGATGCGAAGAAGACCCTCGCTCCGCGTACGTTTGAAATCACTTGGAATTTCATGAGTGCTGCTCCGTTCTGAGGCAGCGAACTAAGGAGGCACAATGTCGCTTAAAACTTTGGTGGTCCGGATCACCGATGATAATCGTGATAAAGGTAAATCTTTTCTAATTACAGAAATGCCAGCTGCTAAGGCTGAGAAGTGGGCTTATCGTTTTGGGTTGGCGCTGGCGCGTGCTGGCGTCAACATTCCCGCTTCCAGCCAAGGCATGCTTGGCATTTCTTTTCTTAGCACTGAGGCTATGGCGATGATCCCTTTCGAGGATGCGGAGCCTTTGCTGGACGAGATGTTTGAGTGCATCACTTTTCTTCCGGATCCTATGAATCATGCACTGACCCGTCCTCTTGTCGATAGCGACACAGAGGAAGTGATCACTCGGATGAAACTTCGCAAGGAGGTCATCGAATTGCACACGGGTTTTTTCTCCGCCGCCGCCCGCTCGAAGTCAACTTCGGAGCAGGAGGGACAAGAGGGCTCTCAGAATACGTCAACGTCTCAAGCGTCGTCGGGGCAATCGTCTCCAGTGGTAAAGCGACCCTCCACGAGCTCCAAACAGTTTACTCGTTAGAAGACGCGTACGACCTACTTGAGATCTTGACGATCGATGCACACAATCGACGCATTATGGATGAAAGAGCAAGGAAAGGATAAGTTGTGGCCAACATAATTGACTCACTTATCCTTACGCTTGAGCTCGACCCTTCGAATTTTTCGAAGAATCAGAAGGAGGCTGCTGAAGGCCTACTTAAGCTCAAGAATTCGATGACGGATACTGGCAAAGCCATCGATGAGGGCGCGAAAAAATCCGTTGAAGCTGTTCAAGAATTCCGCGATACGCTCCTGAGCCTGTTCGCGGTCTTCACTGGTGGGAAAGCGATCAAGGAATTTGTCGAGGATTTAGTCAAGACAAATTCTGAGCTTGGCCGCGTTGCGATGAGCACCGACCAGACCGTCAAAACCTTGTCCACCTGGACGGGTGCTGGCGCAACAGTTGGTGCTTCGAACAGCGAAATGATTGGCAGCATCCAGCACCTGACGAGCGAATATCAGAAATTCGCTCTGACTGGAAAATCTTCTATCGTGCCTGTGTTTCGCTCGCTCGGTATTGCGATGGAAAGCCAACCGGGCAAGATGCGCAATGTAAATGACGTGCTCAAGGATCTCCACAAGAGTTTCTTGAACATGCACGACCCGGCACGTGCCAAAGAATTCGCAGACATGCTTGGCTTGTCGGTCGGAATGTACAATACGCTTATGCAGAGCGACAAAGATTTCAATGAGTCGCTCGCATTTGGCGAAAAGATGAAGCCAAGCGAAGCAGACATTGCAGCCGCATATGGTCTTCAGAAGGCTTGGGCCGAACTTGGAATGTCCTCTCAGAAAGTTGGCATGAATTTTCTGACTGTTGTGTCTCCTGCGATAAAATTGGTTATGGATGGCCTGAAGAAATTTTTTGAATTTCTAAATGACCATCGTTTTATCGCGGATGCTCTGATTGCAACGCTATCTGCTCTCGCTGTCGCGCTGACGCTTGTTGTAACTGCTGCGGTTGCTGGTGCTGCAATCGCTAAAATTTCTGCTGGCCTTGGCGCGTTCATGGAGCTGTGTGAAGGCTTCATTGGAATTGCTCCTTCTATGGCTGCGGCATGGACGATTGCGACAGGTCCGATTGGCCTGACGGTCGCTGCTATTGCTGCGGTTATCGCTGCTGGTTATCTTCTGTATGATGACTGGAAGACATGGACGCAGGGCGGTGAGTCTCTTTTCGGTGGCTTGTACAGTTCAATTGAAGATGGCTGGAACAAAGTTGTCGAAAACTTCACAAAAGGCTGGGACAAAGTCAAGCATATCTGGTATTCTTTGACCGGACAGAAAGAGCCAAAAGCAACTGAGGTCAAAGTCGAAGCGAAAAAATCTCCTTCCTCAAAGGCTCCCGCTCAGAAGACGACCCAAAACGCTCCTGTTTCCGCAGCCGATCAAGCGATCGATGCTGTGATGCAGAACGAAGATCGTGGCCTGACAGGAAAAGTCACCTCCGACACTGGTGGTTTGACGAAGTATGGAATTTCGCAGAAGGCTTTCCCCGGCGTCGATATTGCAAACCTCACGCCTGATCAGGCGCGAGCGATTTACAAAAAAAAGTACTGGGACAAGATTGGCGGCGACAAGCTTCCGCCTCAGTTGCAGAAAGTTGCCATGGACACCGCTGTCAATCAGGGTGTTGGAAAGGCGAAGCAATTCACTGCTGAGTCGGGTGGCGATGTAAATAAGTTCAATTCGCTTCGTCGTCAGCACTATATTTCTCTGGCTGAATCAAACCCGGAAAAGTATGGCAAATATCTCAAGGGCTGGCTCAATCGCGTTGGTCCGACGGACAGCAATAAGATGCCGCTGTCCGGTCCGCCGGACAGCGATAAGATGCCGCTGTCCGGTGCGCGCGGTGCGATGATCGCCTCGAATTCGAGTAACAGCCGCACGATGAACCACAGTGCAGAGACGCATATCGGCTCGATCAATGTCACGGTTCCGGGTGGCGACTCAAAGGAAATTGCCAAGGGCATTGGCACTGCAGTTCAGCGCAACACGTTTGCCACGCAGGCAAACTATGGTGCGGTCTGATGACATACTATCCTGATGTTCCAAATGTCCCCGGCGTTCCGAAAGTTCTTCGCAATCCGGCAAATTTGTATCCGGAGCTGCCTCGTTTTATCTCGCAGGACACGGTAAATCTCCCGGCTGTGGTAAATCCTCCGATGTGGGGAATTTACCTTGATGGCGTTCAGGTCGTGCAACCTGACAATATCGTTTCGCTTGATTACAAACAGGAATATACACTTTCGAATTATCCGATCGAAGGCGGCGCGTTCGCGACCTATGACAAAGTTTACACGCCTTTCGATGTGAAACTTGTGTTGTCTGTCGGCGGCTCTCAGGGCAAGCGTCAGCAATTTCTTAACTCGATCAATAATCTTCTTGGTACACCGGACAATCCAAATATGAATTTGTACGATGTAGTTGCGCCGGATGCGATCTTCAAAAGCTGCAACGTCATTCATCAGGACTATAAAAGAACGGCAAGCGCGGGCATGGGTTTGATCACTGTTAGCCTCGATCTAATTCAGGTTCTTGTTGTTGCTGCTCCGCAATTCACACAGACGCAAAGCCAGACGAACACAACGCCTGCAAACAGCGGCATTCAGAAAACTGAGCCTGTTCAGCCGTCGTTGCTGAAAAAGGGCGCAAACGCAATTTCGAGTTTCTTCTGATGCTTCTTATCCCAACGCAAGCTCTTCCGGCCCAGACCTTTCAAATTCCTCTTGGTGGCCAGCTCACGCAGCTCAGCATCTATCAAGAAGATACTGGCGTTTACATGGACGTTGGCATCGTCAATCAAACGACGCCAATCATTGTTGGCGTTCTTTGTCAGAACTTAAATCGCATCGTTCGCTCGCTCTATCTTGGATTTATTGGCGATTTTGCTTGGGTCGATACTCAGGGTGAAAATGATCCTGAATTCCTCGGTCTCGGCTCCCGCTATCAGCTGCTTTATTTAGAAGCTGCTGATCTGCCTGCAGGTCAAGGCTGATGACTTTTGTTCAACGCCGCCTTGATGTTGAATTTAAGCTTGGTATAGATCTTGCGACAGGCAAGCAGAACACTTTTGATTCGACAGGCAGCGACACAGTCACGCTGACAGATCTGCGCATCACCGCCGCGATCACTCAGAGCGGTGGCCAGTCTCAGGGCGAAGCGGACATTAACATTTTCGGTATGACGGTTTCCGTCATGAATAAGCTCTCAACGCTCGGTTTGAGCCCGCGCACGATTGGTCCGAATTTCGTTACGCTCCTTGCCGGCGACACGGAAACTCAGCCGTCTGTCGTGTTCCAAGGCGCGATCAGCGATGCCTATTTCGATGCCTCGGCAATGCCTGATGTTGCTTTCCGTGTTAGCGCCCAGTCTGGCGCTTTCACTCCGTTCTCGCCTTGCCCGCCGCGTTCATATCCTGAGCCGGTGAGCATCGATGCGGTGATGGGCAGCATTGCGAAGATTATGGGCCTTACCCTCGAGAACAAAGGCGTTACGGGAACGATTCCGCCGACCTATCTCTATGGCTCGTCAAAAACGCAAGCATATGCGGCGGCGACGGCAGGAAACTTCAATATAAATTTCGACACGCCGACGAAGATGATTATTTTCCCGAAAGGGAAGCCTGCAACGGATAAGATCATCATCCTTTCCAAGAAAACTGGTATGGTCGGCTACCCTGCCTATGTGTCAAAAGGAATTCAAGTCAGAACGATCTTCAATCCTGAGATCAGTTATGGCTCGACGATCAAGATCGAGAGCGAGCTTCTAACTGCTGCAAATGGCAATTGGATTGTTTTTCACCTTGCCCACGACCTCGAATCGCGCCAACCTAATGGCCAGTGGTTCTCAACCATCCAAGCCTATCCTCCCGGTAGTTCTTTTGGTGGTCCCGGTCAGAATGCGTTAGGCTAATGAGCTTTTCAGGCACAGGTCAAGCAGACGTAACGGCACAAACGTCTGAATACAACAAGATAAGTTTTCTTGTTCAGCAGGCTCTCGCGCTTGTGCGGACATCGACGCTTGTCAAAGTTGTCGCTGTGACGAATACCAGCGACGTTTCTCCGATCGGAACGGTCGATGTTCTGCCTCTGGTGAATATGACTGATGGTGCGGGCGTTTCTTATGAGCACATAACTGTTCATAAACTTCCGTATTGCCGCGTTCAGGGAGGAAAGAGTGCCGTCATTTGCGATCCATGCGTCAATGACATTGGGGTTGCTGTCTTTGCTGATCGTGATATCTCGGTTGTAAAGAAAACGCAAGATCAGAGCAATCCCGGTTCCTGGCGCAAGCACGATTTCGCTGACGGCATGTATCTTTTCACGGCGGTCAGTTCTGTGACGCCGACGCAGTTTGTACAATTCGTAACGGACACGGAAGGCAATCCGACTGGCATTAATGTCACGGATGCGAATAACAATCAGGTTGTTATGGATGATGCAGGCATCAGCCTGACGGATAAAAATAACAACACAATAGTCATGAATTCAGACGGCATAACGATCAATGGCGTTCTGTTTGATCAGAGCAGCAATGTCTCTGCCATTGCCAAGCTGACGACGACAGACACGACCTCGCTTGCCGGTGGTGCGAAAGCGGTCAAGCTCTCCGACGGCAGCAATGCCACCAAGGTCACAGCAACATGAATACTCTATTGCTCGACAGAAGCCTTTGGGATCTTGTTCTCGACACGAACAACAATATCGCAGTCGCCACAAATCCATACTCTTTGGCGCAGGATGCAGCCAGCGCCGTAAAAACATTTCGCGGAGAAGTTTATTACGACACAACGCTCGGCGTCCCCTACTATCAGGAACTAGTTGGTCATCTTCCTCCGCTGTCGCTTGTTAAGGCGGATCTCGTTGATGCGGTTCTGCAGGTTCCGGAAGTTGTCGCTGCTCAGGTGTATCTGACTGATTTGACCGAAAGATTGTTGAGCGGTCAGATCCAGTTGGAAGATAAACTCGGAACTATTACCATAGTGGGCTTCTAATGGCAACCAATGTCCCTGCACCAGTGCTAGGTCCGAGGGGCTTCATCATCCCGGATGATGCGGCGATCCTTGCTGGCGTTCTGGCAGATATGAATGCTGCTTTCGGCGGAAATTTAAATCTCGCTCTCAATACGCCGCAAGGTCAGCTTGCTTCGAGCATGACAGCGATCATTTCCGCTGCCTATCAGACATTTCTTTATTACACAACGCAGATCGATCCGGCTTATGCTCAGGGTCGCATGCAGGATGCGATTGCACGTATTTATTTCCTTGAGCGGTTGCCCGCGCAGCCGACCTATGTTCAGTGCGTTTGCGTCGGCGCTTCAGGAACGGTCATTCCTCCCGGCGCGCTTGCGGCGGATACTGGCGGAAACATTTATGCTTGCTCCTCTGGCGGCTCGATCCCGGTTGGTGGTAGCGTAACTCTGCAGTTTCAGAACATCGTCACAGGTCCGATCGCTTGCCCTGCTGGCTCGCTGACCTCGATCTATCAGGCGATCACTGGCTGGGACACGATCAATAACCCTGACGATGGCGTGCTGGGAAATGATGCGGAGAGCCGTGGTGCTTTTGAAGCGCGCCGCGCTGCCTCTGTCGAACGCAATTCGATCGGCTCGCTGCCTTCTGTGCTCGGTGCCGTTCTTTCTGTCAATGGCGTCGATGATGCCTATGTCACCGAGAATTCAACCGGCTCGCCCGTAACGATTGGTGGCTACACGCTCGCTGCGAATTCAATTTATGTCGCTGCGGTTGGCGGAACAGACCTTGATGTTGCGACTGCGATCTGGTCGCGCAAAGCTCCCGGCTGCGCTTACAACGGAAACACGACAGTTACGGTGACGGATGATTCTGCTGGCTATGTTACGCCATATCCGACATATGCGGTCACATTTGAGCGTCCCATTCCGCTGCGCATCTATTTCTCGGTTACGCTGGTTGACAGCCCGTTCATTCCGTCTGATGCGAATGTGCAGATCCAGAATGCGATCCTCAATGCGTTTTCCGGCGCTGATGGAGGCGATCGTGCGGTGATTGGCAGCGATGTGCTCGCCAGCCGGTTCTATGCCCCAGTGGCCTCTCTTGGTCCTTGGGCAAAGATCCAGTCGCTCTATGTCGGCAGCAAGAATGTTTCCGCAGCAGTTTTCTCGGGAACTATCTCAGGGACAACGCTGACAGTTGGCTATGTCTCCTCCGGAACGATCGCGATCGGCCAGTCTATTGAAGACAATGCCGGTCTGATCATTCCGGGAACGACCATAACTGCAGGTTCCGGCTCAACATGGACCGTCAGCAATACGCAGACGCTCGCTGCTGCGACCTTCACAGGAACCGGAAGCGGCACAAATTTGACTGCGTCCGCAGTAACAGGAACAATTAATGTCGGTGATATGATCAGCGGAACGGGCGTAACAGCCGGAACCACGATTGTTTCGCAGACGAGCGGCACGACTGGCGGCGCTGGCGTTTATGTCACAAGTGCTGCGACGACCTCTTCCGGTGCAAGCCTGACCTCGCGCCAAACTATCTCTGGAATTGCTGTAACTGCCCTCAATGTTCAGGCAGGAATTGCACAGGTTCCAGTCACTGATGCGCTTGTGATCTACACCTCGCACACATGACAGCCGATAACTTAACACCAGCAATTTCAGAACGCGCGATCTCTGATCCGTTTATTTCTGGGTTTACTTATCCGGGAGCAGGAAAACTAACACTCACAGGCTATCCGATTGCGCTATCCTCTGGGACGGTGCCGCTTTTTGATCCTGCGCAAACGGTAATAAGTCAGTACGCGAACAGTCCAATATTGTTGAGTATCATTCAGAGCTTCTATTCTTCTGAAGATCAATCAGCTGACATGGACATGTTCTACAATCTTGTGTGGAATGTCAGCACGGCAGTCGGCTGGGGTCTTGATGTCTGGGGTCGCATTGTTGGCGTAAATCGCTATCTTTATGTTCAGGTCGATTTCTATTTTGGCATGGAAAAGACAGGCATTGGCGCGAGCGGCGATCCGTTTAATCAGAGCCCATTCTATAATGGCGGCAACCTGACTGAGAATTTCGCTCTGACGGACGATGTATTCCGTCAGCTGATTCTGGCTAAGGCAGCGGCGAATATCACCAACGGCTCTGTCGCGGCAATCAATAATATTCTTCGCACTGTGTTTCCGAGCGATGTAGGAAATGCCTATGTTGAAGACAATCAAGATATGACGATGACGTACAAATTCACTTTTGTCCCAACGCCAGTGCAGCAGTCGATCCTTTTCCAGTCCGGCGTTCTTCCTGCCATGACTGGCGTCACTGTTCTGTACGACGTTCCGTGAGGGTTAAATGAAAGCTGTTGACATCCCCGCCAAATTTTCGCTTCCGTTTGCTGAGAATGCAACGAGCGGATATATTCGCACGATCCCGGCAACGACTGTCGATCCAAACGCAGCGAGCCTCAGCCTTGGTTTCCCTCCGAACACGGCGGTTCCTGTTGCTGCTGGCGGAACGCCTCCGAACATTGAAGATTTCAATGGCGTTCTGAATCAGACCTCGGCTTGGGATCAATGGTTTTCGGCTGGTGCGCCTGTCTTCTATGATGGCACATTCTCAACGGCTATTGGCGGATACCCGGAAGGGACTGTTCTTTCCAATGTTAGCACAAATGGCGCTTTTTGGATCAGCACAGTTGATGACAACACCACTAATCCAGATACTGGCGGCGCGAATTGGACTGGCTACACGCTAACTGGCCTTGGGACTGCGGCTTACAAAGCTGCGTCGAATAATTCTAACGCTGCGGTTGCATCGGTTACTGGCGCAGTTACAACAAATCATCTTGTCGTTTTCGCAGATTCCTCTGGCTCGATCAAGGATGGCGGTCCTGTTAGCACGTTCGGAACCGCCGCTGCGAAGAATGCCTCCGACAATGGTCAGTCGATCGTTGCCTCGGTTTCTGGCGGCACAACAACGAACAATTTTGCTGCTTTCAATGATGGCTCTGGAACAGTCAAAGACAGCG